GGTGAAGAGCTGTTCCCAGTCTCTAACTCCTTTGGCTGCACTCCTATGTATTTTATTTTCATTTTCTAGTTTCTCTAGTTTCTCTTGTTCTTCCTTCATAAACTTGGAACAACTCATAGCCCTTTTATCGTGAGACTTATACTGATTATCAATAAATGATAGATCAATAGTCTGTGAACAAGTAGGGCATTCTTGGTCATCTGCATTTCTTAGACTTTCATACTTATCACGCATTTTTACTTCGTGAGCAAGTTCTGACTTCCAAGCACCGATTGCACCAATAACATCACTAGTATTTACTAGTTCAGGATAAAGGCGTATATCATCTCTAAAAGATTGTATATCTATAGCCTTCAGTGCGTCTTGAAGATTATTATTGGTGTTAATTTTTTTATTTTTTTCGGAGATATTTTCAAAGTCTACTAATAACTGACGTAAAGTTTCTTCATCTTTATCCGAGATTTTTGGTAAATCCACTTTGGAATATACACTAGTAGTCTCTAATTTGTTGTCTGTTAACCATTTAACAATTGTTTCAGTTTTTGCAGTCAGTGATGTAACTTCCTGAGTTGCACCTCTTACTCCTTCTTTAAAGACCTCAAAAAACGCAACATAATCATCAAGTTTTAATAAATCAATTAAGAACTTTTTACGATTAGTGTCTGTTGCGGTCAAGAACTGTAAACTTGTATTAGTGTTCTGATAGACAAGCTGCGTGAATGTTTTAAAGTCAGTACCTAAGACCTCTCCCAAAGTCTTATAGGTATTACTGGCAGTATGGCTACTTATATCTTCGCCATTCTTAGTCAGCTTACACTTTAAAGTTGCACGCCTATGGACAGTGATGTTGTAGACATCATCATCCACTGTAAAGTCAAGGCTAATATCATAGCCTTGGTTTACATACCTATTAGCAATATCAGCTTTCTTCACATTTTTACTATTCTTGTTGAATAATACTTCTTCAAGAATTAGTGGAATAGATGACTTACCTACTCCATTTGTGCCTACTAGCTGTGTTAAATTTGCTTCTGCAAGATTGATTTCATTGTTTGACCCATAGGAGAAACAGTTATCCCAAGCTAACTTCTGTAGAATAATCATTGTACACTCCTATAATTGGTTTAATCTTATCTTCTTCTAAATTTAGTATATCTCGCAGGTATACTACAAGTTCATCACTCATAGACATATCGGAAGTAAGGGACAAAGTAGCTTCTACCTGTCGTTTTACAACTTTCTTGTCTAAGAGTTCTGAGTTCTTAATCTTAGCTAAATCTTGTACATCACCTTCTATCTCATAGATTGTGTGGTCAAAATCAGTCTGTATCATCTCGTCTGGGTTTGATACAGTCTTTCTAATTAGCTGTGGTAATTCAAATTCATGCCATGTCCAAGACCAATCATCATCTATAAGTAAAGCACCTGTCTTTACTCTATTTCTGTGAAAAGATGTTGTCATAGGACTGCCGGGATAAACAATATTACGTTGAGTATTCTCGTGTGCGTGTAAATCTCCAGCAAATACAGTATCAAATTTGTCAAACCTATCTAAGTCTACTTCAGGCATAACATGAGGAGGTATTTCACCTCTAACATGGGTAAAGAGAATCCTGGAGTCTATCGATTCTATACTGTTCTTGCGGTGCAAATCAGCATAGGGTAAAATAGCCCAGTCATCTTCTATATAAGTAGAGTCGATTACCTCTACCAATGCGTTAACATCTGAAGTTGCTTTCTTAAGGTTAGTAAAGAAAGTCTTATTCTTCCTAGTAGCTTCATGATTTCCGTCATAAATGATAGTAGGAATGGTTACTCCTCTGATAAAATCAAAGTAAAGAGTAAGTTCATCCATGGAGGGGATTCGATCAAACAAATCCCCACCGATGATGTGCAGCTCACAGTCTTGTTCCAGCTCATTGACCTGTTTGAAGAATTTAGCGTACCGATCGGTCGCCCAATCTACAGGTACGTTCTTCTGTCCAAGTTTAATGTGCCAGTCGGCTGTGTATAATATCATGAAACGTCAAATTCCTCATCTACTGTTTCGTTAGAGTCTGCACCCTGAACTTTCTTTAGCAACTCAAGTTGCGCGTCAGCTGTAGGTCTTGGCAGAACATCGTCCATAGACTTAAGGTCTTTGACTAGTTCTTGTTCCCAATCTTCTAAAGCTCTAGGCTTACACTTAAGCATTGCTAGTTGATACTCAACATTGAACACTTGTGGGCCTGTCTTCAATCTCTTGAAGTAAATATCCCAACCAGTAGTCTGGTCTGTAGGATTTCCTAACTCTTCCATTGCTACTAAAATTTGGTCAAAAAGTTTCCTTTTTAGATTAACAACTTTGATACTTTTATCAGAGTAGTCGATCCCTTGGACTGCATAAGCCCAACCACATTTTAGGTCTGGGAAGAAATCACGAACATGGTCATGCTCGATATTGTTGAACGTTTCTGAGTTTCTGTCGAAAGATAAACACTCCATAGGAATGTTCTTGTTATTCTCTCCTTTGATCCAGTAAACGTATCTAGGTAATAGATCACCAACTAAACGAATGTGATGATCTTCTTTGTTACCAAAATTGTAAGTTTCAATCTTGGATTTTTGGGCTGAGCCCTTAGTTGTATTAAAGCCAATAGCCATAATATTTCTCCTATAATGTCTCCTCGTATTTGAAATGAACCATTCCATCTCTAATATCGAGCAGTCTGTTTTTGGTTATAATGTCCTCATTAACTTGACAGAAAATAAGGTCTAGTGTGGTGTCTTTTGTTTTTGCGTACTCGAAAGAATTACGGAATGAAGCAACACCTACATATTCCGCAACCTCTTTATCGCTAAAGGCACGCCCTTTTTCAAGTAGAGCAACTGGGTTAACCAGAAAGCTACTACCATGAAAGCTTTTTTCATAAAACCTAAAGGTCTTATCATAATAATTTTTAGGAGTCATCTTATAAGTCAAGATCCTTAGTATGGTTATGATGTCACCAACATTGCCATGGCTTGCTTCTAAAATCTTCTTCCAGTCAAAATATATCATATATTATACCAATTTTTCGAGGGGTTGTCAAGAACTATTTTTTCCATGTATTTAATTCAAATAAAGTTTCTGATTACTTGATGTTTATCTTATAATCTTGTTTTACATAATATCCCATTCGTGCATTAGCCTGCCTACTAGCAGTCTTCCCTAACAAATGTATATCTACGATTTTTGGTTGTATCTTGCCCTCTTTCTTACGAATAACTCTACCAATTAGCTGTGTAAGTAATGGCTCATTATTTACGGGGGTAGCCAGTACTAAACAACTTAATACATCTAAAGAAATACCCTCTGAGAAGATTGATTGAGTACCAAACAAAATATTTTTGTCAGCACCTACTCTCCTCATGGTATCTTCTCTTTCTGCAAAATCCATATCCCCAGTTATGCAGACTGCATTTTCGCCAACTAATCGTTGACAGACTTTAAGAAACGAGACTCTATCCGATACTACTAGTACCTTATGACCTTCCGCGGCATATGTAGACGCAATCAGAGCAACACTATGTATATATTCTTCATTCGTTGCTAGATGATTGATTCTTTCAGCCCAAGGAGTAAACGATCCATCAAGGAATCGCACGTCACTTTTGATACAATCTATTTCTGGAGTCATGTAATTTTCTTTAGGTGGCTTTAGCACGTTCTGCCCAAAGTAGTCTCTGAAAACTACATGCCTCCCGTCTTTTCTTTCCAGAGTTCCAGTAAGGCCCACTTTGAAACGGCTGGGCATCTCGTCTACTATTCGGGTGAATGTCGGGCTCGAAACATGATGCATCTCGTCCAAAATTACTGTCCCGAATAAATGTTTTATCTCGTCTATCCTGCGGTATAAACTCTGAATGTTCCCCACTACTATCGGAGACGAGGTGTTGAACTCCCCACTGCCGATTCTCCCTGCTTTTATTCCGAAGCATTTCTCTACCTCTTTTTCCCACTGATTACGTAGGTTTGTTGTATGTGTTACTACTAATGTTTTCTGACCAAGCTTGGCAGCTATAGAAAGACCTGTAAAAGTCTTTCCCCAACTTACCCAAGCGTTAATTATACTATTGTCATCCACTGAGTCGTAAACCACTTGCTGGGACTCACGTAACTTGAACTTAAATTCAGGAAACTTCGTCGGCGCTTGTACGCGTTTATCGATAATTTCGTAGTCCTCTGGTATTAAGTCCATTCTTCCGACTGGTATGGACACCAAACCCTCTTTTAAAGGGCGAATTGTTTTAATTATCATAGGTGGATCTTGGGGCATACGAGGGGGCAGAGTATAAGTTAGCTCCTGTTCGAGCAAACCAAGGAATTTAGAATCTCCTTGTATTTGTATTCTGTTACTTATTACAGCCTTCATGCACCTAGCCTTTTCAATAATTCAAGATCTTCGTCTCTCCAACGTTGTGCTTGTTGGGGGTGGTTATTATCCCACGGGGAGCTCCATCCTGTCTTTTGTTTTCTTTCTAGCACATGTTGAGGTATATAATCTTTCATTACTTCCCTCATTAAATACTTTGTAGTTCCAAGGTCAAGACCCTGCAATTGTTTAAATCTTGTTTTTGTAGGAATACCTAATACGTAGTGTACGTATCGCTGGGTAAGTAGAGGTATTCTAGCCTCCATTCCAAATAACCCAACGGTTTGGTCAGTTGCTAGAATATTTTGCTCAGAAGATGTAAGCAAGTCTATAAAAAGACTCATGCCCATAGGATCTCCTTGGTCTAGCATATTTTGAGGAAACCATCTCATCTTTCGCATATCCTCTATCATTTTTAAGCAATAGTTCTCATTAAAACGCTTATCGTGATGCAAATATCCTGAGTATAACTCGTCTCCACTATCTCCTGTAAGCACTACTTTACATCCGTGCTCTGCTGCTGCTCTTGCTAGTAGATATCTAGGGGCTTGTCTGTTATGGTCAGACCACGCATAGTGTGTGCCTGCCAACCAAGTCTTGCCAAGAGCTATTCTTTGATCTCTTCCTAGGTCTACCTTAACTAGCTCTCTTCCCCATAATTCAGAAGATTTCTTAGCCATCATAGACTCGTTTTGAAACCCCATGTGTGCATGACTGTTTCCTTTCTCATTAGTATAGCCGCAAGTGAAAAGCGTGATATCCTTAGTACTTTCACGGCATATAGATGCTACTAGCTGGCTGTCGAACCCGCCACTTAGAAATATTGCATGTTTATTGGTAGAATTACCATGGTTTGCTACTTTTAAAATAGATTGTTTAGTTTCATGTATAAACTCTTCAGCATCAAAAGTTTTCTTTCTAAGTATAAACCAATTCCATAAATTTCTTCTTGACAAGCTCCAGTTATTGGTATCAAACTCTAATACTCCACCGGCCTCAACTTTGTGATAGCCTTTCCAAATACACTCATCTCCTAGGGAGCCGAACTTTCTTTCATTTACATTTAGCTTTTTATAAAGAAAAGACTTACAACTTGTACTAAACTCAAAAGTCTTGCCATCCCATCCCCACCACAGAGGCTTTGTTCCGAACTGATCCCTAACTAGAACTAACTTATTCTGCCGTGGCATATAGTACATAATACTGCCATGCCAATCAGTCCACTCTAGTACAGAGAGTCCGTACTTGTCTAACATTTTGCCCAACCATACTGTATCATTAGCTATTCTAGAATCATACATTTCTCCATTCAACATCACTATATTACCATCTTCGGTAGTAATAGGCTGTATTTGGTTAGCCCCCGTTATATCTAGCAAAGCGTGTCCAAGTTTTATCTTTTCATCGCCCCAGAAAGAAAGAGCATCCGGACCGCGATGCTCTTGTTTTCTTAACATTAGTTCTGCTAGAGGCTTATTGGTTGTGCCTATA